CCATTAAAATATTTAGCCGAGACTACAGGGCAACCGATGAACGAAGTCGTTAACTGGTTCTTACTAATGATTATATTTGTATTCGATCCATTAGCAATAGCATTAGTTGTAGCAGCTAATATGGCATTTGCTCAAATAAGGCCTAAAGTAAAAATGTCAGTTCCAGAAGGAATGGAATTTAATAAACCATATCCGATGCCATTAGAAGATAAAGAAGTAGTTAAGGATATGACGTATCCAGAATTTGTAGAAAAGCATTACGAAGAACCGAAAGAAGAAATAACTCTTGATGGTGGAGAGATAGAAGTCACAGTTGAACCTACTAAGGAACAATTGGAAGAACTGCCACTTGAGCTTGAAGAAGAAAAATGGTTGCCTGAAGAGGAATATCATGAAGGAAAGCTAATGGCAAAAGGTCTTGACACTATGCTTAAAATAATGGAAGAAGAAGAAGCAGAAAAGGAGAATCCATCAGAGCATGAATTATATCATGGAAAGAAAGATGGAGTTACAAGAAGGGGCGATGCCAAGAAAAGAACAAGAAAAAAAGTAGGTAATAAAAAGCGCGATAAATCGCAAAGACCGCCTGGTTTCATTAAAGGATATACAAATATATAATAAAAGTTGGTTATTTAATTTATTTTTTGTATATTTAATATAAACACATAATAATGTTATGGCAAAGAAGAAAACAAAAATAGAATATAAAAGTTACACTGAAAAGGGTAAACGATTTATGATTTGCCGAAACAGCGTAGAAGACAAGTCACATTGGAGCTGGGCTATATTAAAAGATTTTGCAAGATGTTTCCAATGGCAAGAAGTCGGATCTAATGTAACAGCTGTTATGTGTCCCAACTGTGTTAATAAAACTACAGAGCCACCTAAAATCACTCCAAGATATAAACCTACAGGTCGCCCACCAGGATGGCAATGGATGAAGGAATATGTAGACGCAGATGGAACTGTATATCATAAAGGTAAAGAACAACCTAAATTAAAAGGCACATTAAAACCAACAAAAATAGTATCAAAGAAAAAGAAGAAAAGGCCTACCAAGAGAGAGCGTGAAAAAACTAAAGCAACTGATATGTCTCTTTTATATGATCTTAAAAAGAAATTAGCAAAAGCTAAATTAAAGAAAGATAAAAAACCTATTCAAACCGCAATCAATAAAATCCAAAGAAAATACTATCCTAGTAAAAGGAAAAAGAAAGTTAAGAAATAATTTGGTTAATCAATTTATTTTTTGTATATTATATATAATATGAAGGATTTTATAACACTAATAATTTCATTAACCATTGTAGCTGCATTAGTATTATTGTTCTGGTTTTTTTATACATTACCATTATATATAGTTTGGAATTTTGTTGTATGTCCTATATTTGGAATTGAGACATTAAATTTTATAAATACATTTATGATGATGTTGGGATTAAATATAATATACGTTATTGCAAGAACGGCAAAGGAAATGTAATGGACAAAATAATTTATACAAGAGGAACATATTCTAAGGAAGTTCAAAAGATAGAACTAGATGTAACAGAAAATTTAGATGTGCATGAATTCAAATTAATATGTAAAAGATTAGCATGTGCATTAGGTTATAGCAGCAATAGTGTAGAAGAGGCATTTGGTAATAATAACCAAAGAGTTGATGCTACAACAAAAAATATTAAACAAATACTTAAAGGGTAGTTATGGTAGATAATTTATATGGTGATAGAGAAATTCAAGAGGAAGAAAATAATGATCAATTCGAAATGCCTGAAGAGAGCATTAAAGAAAAGATAATTGATTATAAAAAATATCTCTATCGTGAAATAGAATTTGCTGTTGATGTTGAGGATAGGGTAATATATCTTTGTGGGGAAATAGAAGACTATGCCTTATACGATTTTATGTCCAGGTGTAGAACTATAATGAAATACCATGCAGGAACCGATAAAGAAATGGATCCTCTTAATTTAGTTATAGATAGTAATGGTGGAGACGTATTCGAAATGTTTGGTATTATAGATTACATGGAAAGTCTGGAAAAGAATATGGGTATAAAAATAAACACTATGTGTAGAGGAAAAGCTCTATCAGCAGCAGCAGTAATACTTGCAGCCGGGACTGGAAAAAGAATGGCAAGTAAAAGAAGCACTATAATGCTTCATGAAGGATCATCAATGGCATCTGGTAAACAATCGGATGTAAAGGCAGCTGGAAAGTATTTTGATTATCTAAATAATATGGCTAATGATTTATTAGAACAAAAGACAAATAAAGATAAGAAATTTTGGGATGCAAATATTAAAACAGATATGTATCTCAATTCTAAAAATGCATTAAAATTAGGTGTAATAGATATAATAATAACATAATAATAACATAATATGAAATTAGACGAAAAACAAATTAAAGAAAATTGGAATGACCTTATAGGTCGTATTGAACATCAATTCGATGGAGAACGTAAAGAGAAGCTCCTAGAACTATATAAGCACTTCGAAGAAAGAATGATGTTTGCTCCAGCTAGTTCAAGAGAACATTTTCATAATTGTTTTATAGGTGGTTATGTAGATCACGTATTAAGAGTAATGGATTGCGCATTTGAAGTATATAATAGTTGGGTAAGTAGTGGAGGATATACAGAAAACTATTCAATAGAAGAATTAATGTTTAGTGCCTTAAATCATGATTTAGGAAAAATGGGAGATATGAATAGTGATGCGTATATTCCTAATCCTAGTGAATGGCATAGAAAGAATCAAGGGCAATTATATAAAGCTAATCCCAAAACACCATTCGCACTAGTTCCAGATCGTAGTTTATTTTTATTAAACCAATTTGGTATAAAATATAGCTGGAATGAATTCTTGGGTATTAAATTACACGATGGTATGTATGATGATTCTAACAAACCATATTTAATGGGTTATAATCCAGACACGAGAATACAAATCAATTTACCTTATGTATTACATCAGGCTGATATGATGGCATCGCGAATAGAATATGAGAGATGGAAATATGGGGAGAATGGATTTCAAAATGTTAGAACATTAAAGAATGTATCTTCTGATAAGATGAAGGAGCACATTCCTACTCAATCTGATATATATAATCCACCGGTTCCAGAAAAGAAAAAAACAGAAAAACATACTAGCCCTAATCCAAGGCAATCTGCACTGAACACAGGAACAGATGCTAGTAAATTATTTGACGAGTTATTTAACTGATGATAACAACAATTATAATATTATCTATTTTACTTATAGGTTCTTTGTTTGTAATATATAATCTTTTGAGAAATTATGAACAAAGCGAAGAATATGTAGAAAACCTTGAAAGCTGGGTGCAACGTTTTGCAAAATCAATTACAGAAATGCAAACACGTATGGATGATATAGATAAAAAAGGTTCATTCGAAGCAGACGACGAAGTCGGATATTTTTTCAAAGAATTAAAATCTATTATGAATCAATTAAACACGTTAGGGAAAGAAGATGACGGAAAAAATATTTGATGCTAAAGCATTTGATGAATGGCTTATAGAATATCAAGAAGAATTAAAAAATCCTAAACCTAAAAGAGGCAGAAAGGCAACTAAAAATTATTATTTTAATATTGTAACTGAACAAGCGGTTATAGCATATAATAATGAGGAGAGTATCCACCAACGAGATAGAATATATACTCGTCATATTCATAAAGCATTTCTAAAATTAGCTGAAAATATAATTCATACCTTTAAGTTTTACAATCTTCCTGGAGGATACTCTGATGTGCAAAATGAAGTCATAGCGTATCTTATAGAGAAGATTGATAAGTATACACCCGACAAGGGTAGAGCATTCTCTTACTTCAGTATAGTAGCTAAAAATTATTTAATTTTTAATAGTCAAGAAAATTATAAAAAAATGATTAAAAGAGCTACACTCGATACAGTTGATATCAAGAGAGATATTATTGGGGAAACAGTTAGGCAAGATGTAAAAGATTCACAAAAAGATTTCATGGATCTAATGGTTGAATATTGGGATGTTAATCTAGCAACTAAATTTACAAGAAAAAAGGATCTTTCAGTTGCAGCTGCAATAGTTGAATTATTTAGAAGACGGGAAAATATAGAAATTTTCAACAAGAAAGCTTTATATATTATGATACGTGAAATGACTGGCATTAAAACTCAATATATTACTAAAGTGGTAAAGGAAATGAAAAAGGAATATATCGAAATGTATGGGAGATATAAAACCAACAAGCCATTGAAGAATTCTGTAAGTAAATCTAGACATTTCTAATATTTATATTATATGGATAAGGATACTGAAATATTTAAGGGTAAGTCTTTTGCAAATTTAGCTGAAGATATATATTCGACATCGAAAAAGAAAGAAACCCAAATTAATTTACTTATTGCTGAATTAAAACCATTAATTCAAAATATAGGTGATGCAACTATTATAGTACCATTGATAAAAGACTATTTGGAAATCGGAGTTAAAAACGATGAACTAATAGTTAAGTTATCTGCATTAGTTCAGCGAATGATAGCTAACAATGGTTCAGGTAATGAATCAGATTTTGGTATATCCGAGGATGAGAAAAAACAATTATTAGAAACCTTGGGTGAGATAGAAGAATTAGATAAATCTGTCGAGAATACTAAGGTTAAAACTTCGGAGTCGATTGATGGCGTTCAAGCGCAAGCAAAATAGAAGATCAAATGCTGGTAAAGATTCACCACTATCAATTGATAGAGGGGTACAGACAGTAAATGATGCTAATGTAAGAGGACCATCTGAAGAATTTTTTCAGGTAGAACCCGCAGAAGTAATTGACATCATATTAAATGATACTCATGATCTTTACGATTCTGAAATTGAAGATCCGTCTGAACAAATAGGTATGATAAAGGTTCGTAGGGTATTCACTGATCAGGATGTGGCGGATGAGGAAAGATTACCATTTGCTGTTCCTCTAGATACCCATATAAAACACTATCCTATAAAACATGAAATAGTTCTTGTAACTAATTACATAAATAAGGCTGCCGTAGAATCCCCTGAAGCTGAAGTATTATATTATTCGAATAGAATTAATATGTGGGGATCGGTTCACCATAATGCATTACCATTTGTAAGTATACCAAATCCTAATGCAGATGATTCTTTAGACAAAGCTCTAATAGAAAAATATAAAGAAGTAGGATTTGGTAATCCAAATAAAACTGGTGATGAAGATGGCCTTGAGTTTGGTAAGACATTCAAGGAACAAGCAAAGATAAGACCATTACAGCCTTATGAAGGTGACATTACATTTGAAGGAAGATTTGGCCAATCAATACGATTTGGATCTGCAGTAAAAGGTGAACCAGCAAATGTTTGGTCTGATCCATCAACAGATGACCCTGCAGAACCTATTTTGATTATACGTAATGGTCAAGATCAAGATTTAGAGGATGGTGGAGAACATGTAATAGAGACACCAGATCTAGAAGCTTCTACTATTTGGATGACTAGAGGCCAGACAGTGCCGTTAACATTTGGTTCTACTAAATATGATGCTTTATCGTTTGAAGCTGGAACAAATACAGTAGGAGAAGATCTTACAGCACCGACTACGGACGATTTAATCGATGGGGAGGGTGAAAGACAAGGTCAAATATTATTAACATCTAATCGATTAGTGCTTAATAGTAGAGAAGCAGGAACCTATATATTTGGTGGTGGTGGAATAGGATTAACTACAGAAACCGATTTAACATTAGACGCAGGTAGTGAACTACTAGTAGATACACCATCAGTATATCTTAACGCAACAGAAAAATTTGAATTAGAATGTCCTTTAATTTATTTAGGAGTAGAGCAGGATTCAGCCCAAGGAGGTGCACCAACAGTTGGTAGCACAGCAGGACATCCATTAGTAATGGGTGATGTGGATGATTCATGGAAGGCAAGATTTTGTGATATAGTAGATGCGATGTTAACAACATTACAATCTGAAATACATCCAACACCATGTGGTCCATCTGGTCCTCCAGTACAAGCTCCACAATATGGAAGTCAGCAATCAGATCTAGCAGCACTTAAAGCGGATATACCTACTCAATATAGTCAAACGGTTTACGTTCAACCTTAGGAGAGAATTATTATGCCTGCATTATGGCCAGTATTCGAAGGACAGTTAAACCAATGGTTTAATGGATTTGCAGAAGGTGGAGACCAAACAAGTTACGGAGCAGACACTGCTGCTCAAATAGCTAGCGCATATGATAAAGCACTTAAAACAGCTACTATCGTAGGTAAAGGAAATTTATTAACACCATCAGTAATTATACCTTCAGTAGAAGCTGGATTTGCATCATGCTTTGCAATGATGGCACCATCACCCGTAGATCTATCAATAGCACCATACATGTTAGCAGCAAATGGAGTAGTAGCAGCATGGGGACCTGCACAATATAATCCATTACCACCACACTTACCAGACGTATTACCACTAGTGGGAGTAATACAATTATTTCCTGGAGCTCCTATGCCACTAGCAAAAGAAATTATGGATGCATTCACACAAGAGGATGCAGGACAAATAGCACCAAAATTAAAAACAGCATTTGCAAATCATATGAAACAAATATTTGGAATATATTTAGGCCTTATGCCAAATCCAGCACCACCACCACCACTTATCCCAGCACCAGCGTGGCCATGGTCAGGTGTAGAATAAATGATATTAACTGAATTAAGCTTAATATTTTCATCTATTTGATATTTATATTAGACAAACTATAAGAGGAATTAATATGGACACAACAGACAAATTAGCAAAAGTTATTCGTAAAATTGTAAAAGCAGAAGTTCGTAAAGAAGTTAAGCAGGTTATAAATGAAATTGTAAATAAAAAACCGGCTAGCAAATCTGATTTTCATGATGGAATTAATAGGGGAGTATCATTAATGGATAGTATCAAACCAAAAATGCAAGCAAAACCTAAACCTGCGAAAAAGACATATACGACGAACCAACAACTTAATGATATTCTTAATGAAACAGCACAAACAATGGCACCATCACAAGAGGAATATCCAAATATGAATAATCAGACCTTCACGTCTGCTCAAGCTCCTGCAGGACTACCTGATAGAGGTAAATTAGCATCAATGTTAGGATATGGGGATATGACACAGCAGGTTACTAATGCAGCACCAACAGTAGAAGAAATGATACCTAAAACAAATGTATCAGGAGCTCCACAACGAGCAACAGAAGTAGCACCAGAAGTAGCAAATGCATTAACAAGAGATTATAGCGGATTGATGAAAGCTATTAATAAGAAAAAAGGAATATAATAAATGCCATCGTCATTAGATAAAAACCCAGACCTAGCTGTAGGATTAAAATTACCATTTGGTCCCGGTCAATCTAATTTTGCGTTAAATTATACAACACTCGATCAGACAAGAACGAATTTGTTGAATTTATTATTAACACAGAAAGGCGAAAGATTTATGCAACCTCAATTTGGAACAAATTTAAGACGTATTATATTTGAACCAAATGAATCAGGAATAGAAAGAAGTATTAAAGAAGAAATAGTAGACGCAGTAAATTATTGGTTACCATATATTAAACTTAATAAGATAGATACAATAAGAGAAGTTAAACAAATAGATGAATATGTAGTAAATGTAGTTATAACATTTTCATTAAAGGCCGATGCCTTTTCTGAATCAACTATAACATTTGCATTCGGATCAGATTCATCTGTCGATGTAACATAGGATAAATTATGCCAGATATTAATAATAAAATAGTAAAGGATATCAATTATTTAGGTAAAGACTTTAATAGTCTTCGTGAAAATTTAATTGAGTTTGCAAAAACATATTATCCAAATACAGTAAATGATTTTAATGAATCATCACCTGGTATGATGTTTTTAGAAACTTCAGCTTATGTAGGCGATTTATTAAGTTACTATATAGATAATCAATTCAAAGAATCAATGTTACCTTATGCTCAAGAAAAGAGAAACGTAACAGCAATGGCCCAGGCATTAGGATATGTACCAAGACAAACTACAGCCGCAGCAGTTAACGTAGATGTTTTTCAAACAGTTCCATCTATTGGATCAGGTAATTCAAATAGACCAGACTTTAGATATGCACTAGCTGTAGATTCAGGAGCAACGGTAATCGCTGAAAATGGGGCTGTATTTAGAAATAAGCAACCAATTGATTTTAGCTATTCAGGATCTAATGATTTAACTGATGCATCTATTTTTACTACAGATGATACTACAGGAGAAGCTACTTATTATTTATTAAAGAAAAATATAAAATTTGAATCTGGTAAGGTTGCCAGTGAGACATTTAGTGTGGGGACGGCTAAACCATTTTTACAATTAGCATTAGGTAGAAGTAATATAATAGATATTATTAGTGTTACAGATGCTAATGATAACGAATATCATCAAGTGCCTTATTTAGCACAAGATACAATATATAAAGAAATTACTAATAATCAATTTAACGATCCTGAATTAACACAATACAATCATGAAACACCATACTTGTTAAAACAGAAGAGAACTTCGAAAAGATATATTAACAGGGTAAGGGAAGATGGAAAAATGATTATAGAATTTGGAGCTGGAGGAAATATACAACCTGATGAAGAAATAATTCCAAATCCAAATAATGTAGGTTCAATATTACCAGGAGTTGTAAGTCAGTTAGATAGGGCAATTGATCCTACAAATTTCATGCATACTAGAACTTATGGTCAAGCACCTGGTAATACTATTATCACTGTTACATATACTTATGGTGGTGGTATGGAGGACAATGTTCCTTCGCAAACGATTACTAAAATAGATACATTAAAAATATCATCAACAGGTAATGGTTTAGACGAAACATTATTTAATAATACTAAAGCTTCAATCGCATTAATAAATCCAGGCCCCGCTCAAGGTGGAAGACAAGGTGAAACAATTGAAGAAATAAGACGTAATGCATTAGCATATTTTAATGCACAAAACAGATGTGTGACTCGTGATGATTATATGATTAGAGTAATGACAATGCCATCCAGATTTGGATCAGTTGCAAAAGCATTTGTTGTGCAAGATGAGCAATTAAATAATCATACTAAATTACATAAGTTAAATAATCCATTAGCAATTAATATGTATACTTTAGGATACGATGCTAATAAAAAACTTATTCAAAACAATGAAGCAACAAAAGAAAATATAAAAAATTATCTTACGCCATTTAGAATACTAACTGACTCGGTAACATTAAAGGATGCATTTATTATTAATGTTGGATTAGATTTTGAAATAGTAACTCTTCCAGGATTTAATTCAAATGATGTATTATTAAAATGTATTGATGAAATGGTTAATCATTTTAATATTGATAGATGGCAAATAAACGAACCAATTATAATATCAGATATAATAAGTTTATTAATTAGTGTTAAAGGAGTGCAATCAGTGCCTACAGCTAATATAATTAATTTCTTTGATAAGGAGCAAAATTATTCTGGTAATGTATATGACATAAAAACAGCAACTCGTGATGGAGTAGTATATCCTGCACTTGATCCAAGTATCTTCGAGGTTAAATATCCAAGATCAGATATCAAGGGTAGAGTAACAAATATTTAGGAATTATTATGATTAGATCACTATACGTAGAAAAGGATACAACATTATACGAACTTTCAAAAAGTTTGAATACTGGTGTGGATGAATTTGTTCAATTAACAAAAGCTTCCTCATCGGTAGGAATATATACATCTAGAATTCTTACTCAATTTGATATTTCAGCTATATCAAAATCTGTAGTAAGTGGTGACATTCTAAATCCTAAATACTATCTTAATTTATATATTGCTGAAGCTGATGAATTAATGGATAAATATAATTTAGTAGCGTATGCTGTTTCTCAATCATGGGAAATGGGAACGGGTAAATTACAAGAACCAGTAGCAAATAGATTTTCGGGCAAAGGAACGAATAATCAAACAAGAGGAGCAAGTTGGTTATATAGAAATAAAATATATGATGAACAGAATTCAGCAGGAGATATAAAATGGACATCCGCGTCATATGATTTAACAGGAACAGATCTTGCACCATCTACTTCTAGAGTATTATATAATAATGTATCTGGTGGTGGTTCATGGTGGCACGAATATTATGGCACACAAAGTTTCGATTACGAATCTGCAGATGTAAGAATGGAAGTAACTCCTATAGTAAATAGATGGATGGGAACAGGATCAAATTATACAAAT